AGGATGAAATAATAAATGCACTAACTCCCAGCATACTATTAAGCAAAATTGACACGACCTCTACTGCTGGCGTTACTTATATAGGCAAAGCCGCCCCAGGTTCAGCGAGTTCTGCTGCCGTCTGGCAAATTAAGAAACTAGACACCAACACTTTAGCCCTCGATAAGACCTGGGCTGGTAGCGGTGCATTTACCCAGATTTGGGATAACAGAACTTCACTAACATACGCATAAGGAACTATATGAAAGCAATCATCACAGCAAAATCAGAACTAAGACTAAGCGACCTAACTAGGGAATACACCTTTGACATCGTATCAGATGAGGGGGAGACTATCCTGACATCGCGAGTTGTAACGGCACAGCCGAGCGGTGTAGTAACCCAGATACAAGAAAGAGTAGCCGAATACCAAGCTGTTTACGAAGATGAGAACGATGTCGAGATAGGTCAAGAGGTCTAGCAAAATGGCACTGCTCACTTATAACGGCAGCAATTTCGATACCATGATAGGCAGTGCTGCCATTCTCGGTACTACTGTGAACGTTACAACTGGTGGCGTGTCTTCACTTGGGTTCACGGCCCCTAATTTAGTCAACAAGGCCACTGGTGCGTGGATTTCAATATCATCTATCCCATCTGTGGGTAATGGTGGTGACTTTACTGTCGATTTGCTTGAATCTGGAGTAGTCAAAGCTACAGCTACCATTAACTACGCAGATATGAGACTGGGTTTCAACTACGTAAGGTTTGCTACACCATATACTTTTGCTACGCTCACCGCTTCAGCCTACACTGTGAGGGTAAAAAACACGGTAGCATCAGGTTCTCTTGGGCAACTACGTCTTTCTACTACGAATATGTGGACACAGGTAACCTACGATTTAACTGTAGCAACTCCTGCTGCTGCAACAGATAACGTATGGGTAGCTGGATTTCACGATGCGGGGCTAACCGCTAAAGTGTGCACAATAAGTGGCACTTCTAATGCGTGGGGGACTGGTGCTGCAACTTCTATCGGTTCAACACAACAGACTATGGGTGCGGCAGTAACCTGTGGTAATGGAGGTACGCTAAAGTTCGACCAGTCAGCCTCTACAACCTTGTCGATACTTGGCAGTGTTTACTGTACTCCTGGCGGTGTATTTGATATGCGGCCACCAGCTACTAAATCTATCGTTAGCACACTTATCATTGATGGCGTAGCAAATGGTGACCAAGGATTGTTTACTGGTATATCTACGAACGGCGGACAAATCCTTACTACTGGAGCAACCTATGATGTATACACAACCTACGCATCGGGGCTAGGAACAGCCGCAAGCCCAATGATTACCCAGACAGGGTGGGATGCTGATGTTGGTGACGAAATAGTGCTTGGTGGAGCGACAGACTACCTTAAAAATGAGGTCCGTTATATCAAGACAAGAAACTCCAGTACTTCGTTTGTGCTTTCAAGTACTCCTGGCGGTGCTGAAGCTGCACTTACTCAGACCCATGCAGTCGGGTCGTACATGAACAACCTAACCCGTAATTCAATTATAAAACCGTTAAATACAGCTAGGGGTTGGTATGCAAACAACAACTCAAGTACGGCAGTATCGAGTTTTGACTATACGAGAATGGAGTACAGCGACTCTTCCTCTGGTAAATCACTTACCCTTAACGCAAATAGCCTATCCACTTTTGATGGGATAGTGCTCTATCAAGCGTCAGTCACTGGCCGTGGCTGCTTGCTTCTCAGAACTGATGGTACCGCACAAACACACACGGGCATTACCCTATACAACATGGGTGGTTCTAACTTCGCTGGTCAGTCGGGGATAAGCGGAAACGCTACTAGTAACAAGACACTTAACTGGTGCTTTCAGTATAACGCTCCGTCAAGTACGTTCTCATGTGCTCTAGTATCACTAGGTTTTACATCTACAGGTAACACTATTAACAACTGCCATTCCTATGGGGGTAACTCCGTCAACTCAGCTGCGGGATATGTGTTCGGCATTTTTTCATCATCAGCTAATACCTTTAATAACTGTACTGTGAACTCTGCTAGGCGAAACGCCGTGTACCTCTCCTCCGCCCTTGGAAATGTGTTCAACAACTGTAACTTCGGCAGTATTGGCACAAACACCGTAGACACTTTTGCGGTTACGGGTACACTGAACCAAAACTACTTCAACACTTGTACGTTTGGCTCGGCTACACTTCACTCAAACTACCTCAACCAACTTGATACAAGTATTGCTAAGTTCCAGAACATGGATAGCAACGCATCCAAACACCGCTGGTATACCAACTATGGTTCTTGGTGGAGTGCTGGTTCTGGGCTTACCGATACCACAGTCCGTACAGCAAGTTCACTAGCAGTAGTAAGTAAGCCAGAGAACGCTACTACTGGTTCGAGCTGGACATTCAAAATACCAGCAAACCCAACTTCACAGGTAGGCATATTTGGGTATGTTTACAGAAATGCCACATTTTCCTCTGGTACGCTCAAGGTAGAGTTATTCTTGCCAGGTACACTACTAACGGCCACACCTGACGCAACCTACACGTTCCCAACAACTACAGGGTCTTGGCTACCATTCAATATTTCTGCTTACTACTCATCTTCAGATTCTCGGTACGCAATAGTTAGAATCACGGGTGTTACTGCAACCGCGGGAGCATACTTCTTTGTAGACGACTTATACGATGCTGGAACTGGTAACAAGGTTGCTGGTCTAGACTTGTGGGATGAAGGACAACCATCTCAGATTATGGTTCAGTCAGACTTCTCAGTTGTACCTGCTGCCGTATGGGGCTTCTCTGACGCTAATACGCAAGCAGACACTATGGGCAAGCACCAATCGGATAGTAAGTTAACCAACCTACTCGTGAAAGACGGACTCAGCTAGTAGTTGTTGACGGATTATTAAATGCAATGTATCAATAGGGCAGAACAATAAACTTGGAGTAAAACGTGAACTATACAAAGGCAGTTATCACAGAGAAATCGGCAGACGAGTTCACTGCGATTGCATCCAGCGAGACGAAAGACCGACACGGTGATGTTGTTAAGGCTGATGGCTGGGATTTGAAGAGCTACAAAGACAACCCCATTCTCCTATTTATGCACGACCACACCAAGCCTATAGGTAAATCTACAAAGGTATGGATTGACAAGTCCGGCAAAACTGCAAAGCTTATGTTCAAGGGCGTTATCAGTTCCGCAACCGAAGAGGCTCGTGCTGCAAAACAGTTAATGATGGAAGGTATCTTGAACTCCTTCTCTGTTGGATTTATGCCCCTGGAGATGGATGGCAACACCATCACCAAATCTGAGCTGCATGAGATTAGCCTCGTATCTGTACCCGCTAACCCTGATGCTCGGCTCCAGGTAGCCAAGTCATTAAAAGATGCAGGGTTTGAAGATAATATTATTGAGAAATTTGTACCAGAGGACAGCGAAGGCCGTGAGGTCGCTGAACTAAAAGAACTAGTCACGGAACTGAAGAGTGAGCTTGACTCCGTTAAGGAGAAGGCTGAAATTGCGGTAAAGGGGTTGCAACACCTCGCATCGCCAAGGTCGAAACCGGAAGTCGCTACAGAGCGTCTCCGTATGAGTAAGGCGATTGCCCGTGCGGCAGACAAGCTACTTGTGGGAGGCGTATCTCGTGAAAAAGCGATGTACCAGGCAAAAATAATAAAACGTTCTAGCGAAATGCTAATACGTTCTAACAAAGGAGACCTATAATATGGGTAAACTAATAGAATTACGCAAGAAACTTGCAGACGGTACGATTACCGAAGAGGAAAAGACACTCTTAAAAGGTCTTGAAGAAGATGTCGCTGCCGAAGAACAAGTTGTTCCAAGCAAAGATGACGAAGAGAAGGCCATTGACGAGCTTGCAACCAAGCTAGCGAAAGCTTTCGAGTCTAAGACTCAGAAGCCAGTAGTTGAGAAGGACGCAAAAATTGTAGTCACTGATGATACTAAGTATATCGTTGACCCTCAACTTGGTCGTGTCACTGTAAAAGAACTTGATGATATTCAGGTCGAAGTACCCGGCCGTAAGGCTATGGGAAAGACTTTCACATCTGTCAGTCGTAAAACCGTTCACGTTCTCCAGGCGTTCTTCGCTGGTGATAAGCAGAAATTGCAGACACTTGTTGAAGGTACTGGTTCTCGTGGTGGTTATCTCGTTCCAGAAGACTTCCTCAACATCGTTGTAGAAGACAAGCGGGATATGACTGTCATGCGTCAGCTTGCTACCGTCCTACCAGTTAGCACAGATACTATTCACGTTCCAACCCTTGCAAACCGTCCACAGGCAGCATGGCGTTCAGAAGCAGCCGTTAAGGCAACTACTACAGTTGACTTCGGTGAAATCATTTTGACACCATACTCACTAGCCGCTATCGTTAGCTTGTCTAACGAACTAGTAGCAGACGCAAGCCTGGGTGGCAACATCGTCTCATTGGTCGCACGAGTCATGGCTCGTTCACTGGCCGAAAAAGAAGACCAAGCCTTTTGGGTTGGTGATGGTTCTGGCAAACCTACAGGTATCGATAACTACTCATTTACTACAATCAATGGTGGTTCAACTGACACAACACGAGCAGATGCTATCATCCGCTCAATCTACGCTTTGCCACAAGGCTACCGTAGCCAAGCTGTGTTCGTTGCAAACAAAAACACCCTAGCGAAAGTTGCAACATTCAAGGATACTCAGAACAACTACCTGTTGTCTGACCTTGGAAGTGCTGCATCTCCAACGCTTCGTGGATTGCGTGTAATGGAGCAGAACGACCTTGCAGACGGTAAGATGTTTGTCGGTGACTTTAGCTACTACTACATTGCTGACCGTGAAGGTATCACTGTTGATACTTCACAGGAAGCTACTGTGGCCAGCCAAAGTGCCTTCGAACGCAACCTGACGTTCGTCCGTGTTGAGGAAAGAGTTGACGGAGAATTGACGCTCACACAAGCAATTGTTGAGATTCAAGGACTCGGCGGCTTCTAGCCAACATGACTTGCCCTTTGCCCTTTCCGGAGGGCATTGGGGAGGATACATGTTAAGAGTAAAGATAATCGCCCCCCACAAGAAGTACCGAGTAGGCCAAACACTAGAGTTGTCTAACAACGAAGCATTTGGTCTGATTGATAGTGGCGTGGCGAGTATTACTAAGGACATGGTAGCAACTAATGATTATAAGGTGAAGAAACGTGGCTGATTTATACACATATGCACTCACATCCCTGTCTGACGTTAAGGAAACGCTAGATATTAGTGGTACTTCCAAGGATAACCTGTTGATTCGTAAGATTAACCAAGCTACCGACATCATCGAGGGTTATTGTGCGTTGGCCTATGGGCATCATTTCAAAGAGACGACATATACAAACGAAGAGTATGATGGCAGTGGTGCAAATACACTTAGCCTCAAGATGCGACCTGTTACGGCTATTACCTCATTGCAACGTAGGCAAACTACTCAGAACGAAGCAGACTGGGATGACATAGACGCTGACAGTTATTTTACCGACCTCAATGCAGGGGTTATCGAGTACTTATCTAATCAAGGGCTGGCATGGAACGGGTATCGAGTAACATATACCGCAGGGTACGCCACCATCCCAGCCGACCTTGCTGAAACTTGCGTTACCATAGCAGCTTATCTTTACCAGAACGGCACGACAGGCACGAGCGTCAAAAAGAAGAAAGAGGGACAACGTGAACTCGAATACTTTGAAGTGGCTGCTGCTAGTGGTGGTTCTCTTGTGGATAGCCTGGGCTTGGCTGGGTCTCTTTCGAGATACCGCAATTATATACTCCTAGAGGACAAGTAATTGACTGTCTTTTTTAACTCCCACGACATACAACTGTATCGTCACAGACGGGTCGGCTCAACTAACCGCTATGGCATGAGTGCCACTCTGACCGTCATACAGGCCGATATACAGCCCGCAAGCCGTGAACGGGTCGAGATGGTAGAGGGACGGTTCGGAGCGGTCTGGGACTGCTTTATGGATGCGTCAATCGATATTAGGGAAGGTGACCAGGCCGTAGATACAGCAACCAACAAGCGTTACTCTGTTAAGGCAGTTAATACATGGGAGGGTGCGGGTCTGCTAGACCACAGGGAGATTATCCTTGTAAGCATCGATGGCTAATGCCTGAAATAAGCATACAGATAAAGAACATAGCCGATATAAAACGAGCGTTTATTAAGTCTCCTATTCTGATGACCCGGGAATTAAACAAGGCCATCCGTACGTCAGTTGTCGGCATAGAGCGTGATTCGAAGTCAGGTACTCCTGTTGATACGGGGCGTTTACGTTCGTCTACTTATGATAGGTTCACTAACCTTACAGGTGAAGTAGGTACAAACACCGACTACGACATCTTTGTACATGACGGCACTCGATCGATGAGAGCCAGACCTTATTTGCGATTAGCTGTTGAGAAAAATGAGCAAACGGTGCAGACTAACTTTGAGAAAGCCGTGCAAAATGTATTAGACCAGATAGGGAGTGAGACATGAGCGTATCCATACAGATAAAAGACCAGATTATAAATAAGCTGGAAAGCCTAGCCTCTATCCAAGCAGTCTACCCTGCCATCAAGCTAAACCCCAAAGGGTTCCCTGCCGTGTACATTACATCTAACACCGAAGAGGGAGAGTTTAGTTCCAACGCCGAGAACTCCCGTGTCTATACCTATAACTGCACCGTATTGTTCCCGGTAGGCCAGAACTTTGTTAATGATACGGAGCGAGAGCGTATGGACTACGCCGAAGTAACCATTGCCCAAGTTATAGATGATGTGATAAATGTCATAGATTTCGATTATGAGATTGAGGGAGCACCAGTCCTGTTTGCTAACGCAGCAGATGTAGAATGGGGTTATTCAGATATAGAAGGAGGAGTTGCGAGAGCTGCTAACGTCATACTCCGCATATACACAGAGATTACGGTTGTCTAGTTGTTGACGAAACAGAAATGATGAGGCATATATACCACTATGAAAACGATAAGGAGTAGAAATGACTAAGTTTGTAGGCCGTAGAGGAACACTCGGCATCGCCATCGAAGCTACTAGAGGCACGGCAGTGTCACCAACCTATTGGCTACCATTCGTAACGATGTCATTCAAAGATACCATTGAGTCCGCTAGAGAAGAGCAGGGAATGGGCAAGATTGCCGATTCTGACTCATTTTATGTAACAATGCGTATGGGAGAGGGAGAGATTGAGTCTCAGCTATACGATGCAGCACTTGGCTACATCCTTACATCGCTATTAGGTGCTGTTCCGGTAACGACTGGTGCAAACCCATATACACACACGTTTACACTGAGCCAAACTAACCAGGCCAAAACACTTAGTTTGTACTGGACTGACCCTGACCGCAGTTACATGTTCCCTAATGCCGTAGTAGACAGCCTACAAATGAGCGTTGAGCCATCTGGTATTGTTAGCTGGACAGTAGGGTTTAAGACGAAGGGTTCTAAGGACTGGGCAGCACAGACACCAAACTTCACTGCCGTTGGTAACAAATTCCTACATCAACACCTTCAGTTCCGCCTCGCATCAGCTATTGGCGGCCTATCCGGTGCAACTCCTATCTCACTGAAGAGCCTAGAGTTGACGATTAGCCGCAATACAATCTTTGACAATGTGATTGGTACAGTAGAGCCAGAAGATATTCTCAGCCAACAGATTAGTATTGAGGGTTCTATCAATCTGAACCTTGAAGATGACACTTACCGCAACTACATGCTCGCAAATACATACCGGGCTGCTGAAATCAAACTGCTCCGTTCTACAAGCTCAAGCCTCACCCTGCAACTACCTCGTGTTGACTTCTCAGAGTGGGAGCCAGACTACACGCTTAACGAAATTGCTAAGCAAAGCATCAACCTCAAAGCAAATTATGATGTAGCTAACGCACTTGATATAATTAGTACTGCAACACTTATCAACACGAAAGTAAGCTACTAAGCAAAGGGGCAATATGGGCAAAATCATCATCAAGCGTAAGGTAACTTTAGAGTTCCTTGGAGACGAATACAAAGACAGCTACCTAACATTTAAGGCAATCCCAGTCAAAGACTATACAGCCATGCTAGCAAACCTTCCCAAAGATGGTGAAGACGACAACGGCAAGTCTATTACTATGATGCTAGAGATGCTAACTACATACTTTGTAGAGGGCGAGTTCCTTGGCGATGCTGTGAGCAAAGAGGACATGGGCGACATTGACCAAGAAACGGCAATCCATTGTTTTGAGACTGTAGTCGGGAAAAAATCTGACCCAAAAGACTAGAGGCTTTGCACCAAGCCATCCAGAATGACCACCCAACTGAAGAAATCCTGATGTGGCAGTATCGACAGCTGCTTCACTTATCGTATGAAGATTTTATGAACGAACCGACACATGAGTTCTTTACTAATATGCAGATATACGGTCTAATTCAGAAGAAGCAACAGTTAGAGAATAAGCACTCAGGATAATCATGGCAACAGCAAACATCAAAGCAGTCATTACAGCCGAAGATAGAGCCTCTGGGGTATTGAAGGGCTTCTCTGACCGTGTAGAGAGCATGGGAGCATCGGTCGTCAATGTAGCCAAGAAGGGAGCGGTTGCTATGACTGCCGCTGCTACTGCTGCTACTGGATTCGCTATTAAGTCCGCCGCTGACTTCGAACAGACCCGCATCGGGCTAGAAAACATGCTAGGGTCGGCCGACAAGGCAAGAGATGTATTATCACAAGTTAGTAAGTTCGCAGCTGACACTCCGTTCGAGTTCCCCGAGCTGGCTGGCTCCGTTAAACAGTTAATTGCGTTCGGCTTTAGTGGTGAGGATGCTATTAAGACCATGAAGCAGTTGGGAGATGTGTCGGCTGCCATTGGAGCACCTATTGGTGATTTGTCATATCTGATGGGTACGCTGAAAACGCAAGGCCGGGCATTTACTATCGACATTAGGCAGTTCGCCCAGAGGGGTGTGCCTATTTACGAGTACCTCGCCAAGGTACTCAACACAAACACTGAGGCATTGACTGGCATGATTGAAGCTGGTAAAGTCGGCTTCCCTGAAGTCCAAAAGGCATTTGAGCTTATGACATCCGAGGGTGGTAAGTTCCACGGAACTATGGCCAAACAGAGTAAGTCATTATCTGGTTTATTCTCCACACTCAAAGATAACATAGGGCAGACAGCTAGAGAGCTAGTTGGTATAACCCAGACTGGCGACATAAAGGCTGGTAGTCTCTTCGACAGGATTAGAATAGGTGCAGCATGGCTTATTGAAAACCTGCCCCGTGCCATCCAGACAATCAAGGACGGTATCAACGAAATACTTCCAACCCTCCAACAGTGGGCTACCAATGTAAAAGATGTGGCTACACAGGTAGGTGATTACCTTCAGCCGAAGCTGGAAGCGTTATGGCATACCATAGAAGAGAAGGTTATCCCTCTTCTCGGCCAGTTATGGCGTGATGTTATCGAACCAATGATACCTGTTGTCGGTACACTCCTAGTGGCTGCCTTCGGTGCTGTGGTTGACATTGTAAATGATGTGTTGACGGCTGTTGCGTGGCTTGTTAAGGCGTTCCAGGATGCTAACCCATTTGTAATTGCCTTGGCCGGAGCGTTCGGCTTACTCGCTGCCGAGATGGCATTTACTTCAGTATTTAATGCTCTGACAGTTGGCTTTGCTACATTGCGGTTAGTTACCATCCCTAGTGTTATGGCAAGCGTAGAGAGCTTACAAGCTCTTATTGCACTTCCAACTGTCTTCGGTGCTATTGGTATTGCAGCTGCCCTTGCAGCTTTGGCTATGGTTTATGACTCAGCTATGAAAACTAAGAAGGCGATTGACGACACGATGAACGCCACTCAGCAAGCAGGAGCATCGAACGGTGCAGTCATTAGCCGCTTACAAGCTTTGATTAAGAACGGTACACCACAACAGCAAGAAGCTGCCAAGCGAGCTATGGCAGGATTAGCCCAACAGGGTAGCTTTGCCTCTGGTGGTTATACCGGAGCTGGTGGTATGAATGAAGTCGCTGGTATTGTCCACAAAGGTGAGTATGTTGTGCCGAAAGGTGGAGTCGACCAGAATACTGGTATGCCTAAGATGAGCGGTAGCCAGACAGTCAACATCACCGTCCAAGCCGGAGCCTTCATGGGCAGCCAACAAGACGCTCGACAATACGCCCAGATGATAATGGACGCATGGAATGACTTACAATCTATGGGTACAGCAAGGAGAACAGCATAATGGCATACGTTTTAGACGGCACAAGTATCCGAGCACCGCATGAACTATCAGAGAAGAATGATAGCCAGTACGCTCAGAACAGAACCTTAGACGGCCAGATTAACCGTGACTACTTCGGCGGTAATAAACGAGTGTGGCGGTTGCAATATGACACCACTAACGCAGCAGACTACACAATAATCCGAGCCATCTATGATAGCTACTTAGCCAACGCCATAGCTAAGACTTGGGAAGTTACAGAAGCTAACTACACAGTATCGGCCACCACAGTACACATAGACCTCATAGAGCGGGGTTTTAGCGTTAAGGGTGAAGATTACCTGTCCAGCTTCGATTTAATACTTACAGAGGCTTAAAATGGTTCAAAGCGTATCATCCGCATTTACCGCAGAGGAACGGGATACTGTCCGTTCTATTGCCCATAGCTTGCAAGTGTCGTGGAAGAAGGAGACAAACCTTGCCAATAGAACATTTACTATCGGTGTGTCGCTTATCGGAGGCAATGACGGTATCGGTATCAATGCTGGGGCAATCGGAGGAGCAAGTATATACAACTACTTTGACGAGTCAGAATATGTCATGTCTCTAGCCTGGGAGCGTGGTTTGAAAATGCCCGCTGGTGGACTAACTAAGGGCATGGCCGAGATGGAGCTAGACAATACATCGGGTCGGTTTACACCCCGCTATATGGGTGGTCAGTCTGAGCTGTTCACGGCAATATTACCAAGCCGTCCGTTTATGATTAGTGCTGGGTTTGAGTTCCAGGGCATAGACCAGACTGTGCCGGAGTTTGCTGGGGTTGGCACTAGGCAGCCAGAGGTGAACGTCCGAAACAAACGAGTCAATTTGCAGGGGGCAGACTATGTTGATTTCTTCCAGAGCCGATACCTAGACCAAGAGGTAATGTTCACCTCCCAATTCACCGACCAAGTTATTGGTACGCTTTTCAACTCATTAGGCATGTCTACCGCCCAATATGAACTAGACCAAGGCATAAACCTAATCCCGTTTGGCCTGTTTGAGAAAGGTACACGCTTCGATGGTATTATTGATGACCTAGTGCAAGCAGAGAATGGCCATTTGTTCCAAGACGAGACAGGCAAGTTTAGGTTTTGGAACCGCCAGCATTGGGATAGCTCACCTTATAACTCCGTGCAGAGGATACTAACTACAGGCCAGGTTATAAACGCTGAAGCTCCAAGCACCGACCACCTTATAAATGTTGTGGAGATAAACGCACCGATACGGCAGAAACAACCAGCCCAGACTATATTTAACCTCCCGCCACTAAGTTCAATACCTATTCCTAGTGGTTCATATATCGAGCAATTCTTTGAGTTCCAAGACCCCGTTCTAGCACTTACTGACCCCTCCGCCCCCGGTTCAGTATCTTACTTTGTAGCTAACACTGAAGCAGACGGTTCGGGTACAGATGTTAGCTCAACGGTATCATTCAAGAATGTTGGCACGTTTGCTAAGAGTGTCAAGTATAGGATAGAAACAACCTATTTTGGTTCTGTATACATTACCCAGCTAGTGTTGTCTGGCCGTATTGCTAAAAAGACTGGCGATTTATACTATCGAGAAAAAGATGACTCCTCTGTGACAGCCTACCAAGAACAACCATACAAAATAGACAATCCATACATCCAGAACGCTAGTTGGGCTGCATCCCTATCCAGGATGATACTTAACGACTTCTCTGACATTGAGAACCTCCAGAAGCTAACCATCCGAGCCATACCTGAGTTGCAGAACGGCGACCTGATTAGTTGGCAAGGCCGATACTGGCGAGTATACAATATCCGAACCAAACTAGACCCAGATGTGGGGTTTGTACAAGACATTATGGTTTTACAGCGTACAATAACAACATACTTCCGCATTGGTATATCTACCATTGGTGGAAGCGATAAGATAGCACCATAGGAGGTATTATGGGCGTAGAGCAATCATTATTAGGTGTCCCGCAATTCGACCAGCTTGAGGTTGTAAAGGTCGGAACTCTTTCAATCAGTAAAGGAGCCAACCTATCTGGTGCAAGTACAACAATAACTCATGGGCTGGGATTTGTCCCTATTGCACAAGTTTACTGGACGTATCTTGACAGCTCGAACGTGTCTCATTATAGCCAACTGCCGTACACTGGCGTGTGGTCTGGTACTGGGGTCATAGCAGGAAAGGTTGCCCAGTTCTTCCAAGTGGAAGTTACCGACCAGACACTGTATGTTTACTATGGGTCGCCTCAATATGATGCTGCAAACCAAAACTCATTCTATACCGAAGCGGTAGATTATGAGTTTAAATACTTCCTATTCCGTTCAACTGCCCAGCCCCCGACTACTGCTTAATGCCTATTACAGAGTTGTCGCAAACGCCATTATTATGGACTATTCTTACTCCTTGGTTGTAGCTAACGGTTCGCCACAAAAATATTAGGCTTGTCCCATCAGAGTAGGTGTACTTACAATCAGCATTTTCTGTGCCATCTGCAGGAAGCACTTCGAAGCTCAGTACCGTAACTGGGGTTGGCTGCTCGGTGGCGGCAGGAGCTGGAGCTTGCGGATTTGCTTGCTGTGTTGGGACTTCAGTTCTGCTAGAGCTGGGTGGTGTGCCTGTAGACTGTTGCAAATCGGATACATCTGCCTCAGTGTTAGTAATCCTAGCTTCGTGGTTATCAACACGGCCTTCTAGTTGGTCAACACGGGTGGGAGTATTATCCTCCGCTGTACCACTTTGCTGTGTAAGTGCAGCTCCGCCCGCTCCGGCTAGACCAATTAGTATTGCTGATGTAATAAGTAATTTCTTCATAGTAACCCTAGTGTATTCTACTTATGCCACAATGTCAAGCGAGTTGTTGACGAAAGTCACAAACACAGTTACATATATGGTATGAACTTAACGGGAGTTACTATCTAATGGCATATACACCCTGGTCTGTTGTCTACGGCGAACAGCCCTCGGCGGCAAAGTGGAACATTTTAGGTACTAATGATGCATCGTTTGCAGACGGAACAGGCCTCAACACTGGCTCGGTTCAGCAAAGAGTCAGTACAGTAACAGGAGCATCTTCAACGGGTAGTACTGCTATCCCTGCCGATGACACTATCCCGCAGATTACTGAAGGCAACGAATACATGACCCTTGCAATTACCCCAAAATCTGTTACCAATGTGCTGAGAATTGATGTTACGATAATCTTATCCAGCTCTGTTGTTAACAACCTGATTGCAGCTCTGTTCCAGGATGCAGCCGTCAACGCCCTCGCAGTAGCAGTTCACTTAGAAAATGGTACAGCAACAGGTATGCACACCCTCAACTTCTCCTACGTTATGACGGCGGGCACAACCTCCGCTACTACATTCCGAGTCCGAGCTGGAGGTAACGCTGCTGGTACTACGACGTTCAACGGGCAATCAGGCTCAAGACGATTCGGTGGAGCGTTTGCATCTTCAATAATTATTACAGAGCATAAAGCCTAGCCATGGACAACGCCGTAGCACTCGCAGCCATCGCACTCGCAGCAACTACCATTGGTGGTCTTGTATGGGTGCTGAAATACGTTACACGAGAGTTATCAAAAGACCTCAAAGAGCACACAAAAGCCTCTATCGCAGCAGCAGCCGCTTCAAAGTCGCTTGAGGGTACGGTCAAGAAAATCGGTCAGCAAGCAGAACTATCCGCAGCGAACTCAGAAGAACAACTCAAGTTTATGAAGAAGCTCAATGGCAAACTAGAGAATGCCATCATCCAAAAAGTTACACAACAGACATTCGAGCATCAAACTGTTCAAAGTCAGGAGTAGTATGTCAGCACAAGACTACGGGATTAATTTCCCTTACGGAGCTACTTCAGCACCTTATAGCGTCTCAAGACCTCACAGAGGCGATGACAGACCGTGCCCGACAGGAACACCTCTCGCAATAAATGGACAGGTTATTGGCCTTACAGGGGCAACAGGATTTGTTACGGGGCCTCACCTCCACATTCAGGAATGGAACGGTTCCTATGCAAACACACGCAAGCCTCAGAACGCCTTTAAACCGGGCACAGTTGTTAATGTAGATAAAGACGCTACACAAGGTGACAGGAGTTTCGGGAAGTTTATATCCATACAGAACGCAGATGGCTGGGTCGATAGCTACTGTCATCTGAGCGTGATAAATTGTAATGTTGGTGATAAGATAGGAGTTACTATGTCAGACAGTTCAATTACAGAAGCAGAAACAGATGTACTACGCATCGCTCACTCAGAAGCGGGTGGGTGGAACCTCGGAGAAGTACACACAGGAAAATACGACAAACTCTTTGTCGATACCTACCGAGGTAAATCAGTTAGCTATATGCTCCGTAAGCAGTGGGAGAATGGTAGTGATTGGCGTGATAAACGAGTCGCAGCTCTTAACTACTTTGCTCAGAAACCAGCAAATGACCTACAAGTTAAACAACTCACCGATAAGACGGTAGAACTAGGTAAGGCAGTAGACCTCAAGCAAAAAGAGGTTGACAGGCTCAACGCTGAATTAGCCGTGCAATCTGACGACACTAAACTACTCAATGGGTTTGGTGAATGGTTACAAAAAATAATCGTCCGTTTGGGCGTAAAGAAAGGTTAGTTATGGAATATCTAGCAACAATCAGAAAAGCTCTTGTACCAATCGCTGTGGGTGGTGTACTGACTGTACTCGGCTATGTCGGGGTAACAGGTGAAATGACCGTCAAAGAGGCTGTAACGCTTCTTGTGACTGGTGTATTAGTTTACGTAACAAAGAATCGAGCGAAATAATGCCAGAATGGATTTGGATATTACTTGGCCTTCTAATCATCATTGCTATAATCCGCCGGGCATAAAAAAGTTCTTGATTTTGGCTGATGTCGGAGTATACCTATGTATATGATAGATGCTGACCCCTCAATGATGCCAGAGATACGGATACTCCGCTGCCCGCCACCAATGGAGGGTATAGCCAGAGCTATAGCAAAGGTTAGAAGCCTTGGTACAGAGGTAGAGATAATCACGAGCGAACACATAAGGCAAGACGATGGCCGAGTCGAGCCTCAGATTTAACGCAGAAGACCCCGAAACCCTTATACAGGAAGGTCTGACAGAGTGGCGTATAGCATATGATGCGTTCCGGGCAAGAGTAGATGCAAGCTTTGATGACTTGGCTCTGTACTATAATCCTATTGACGAACGTGCTGAAGTAGCGTAATAATAAGCATAACCAGTCGTACATTTATTTGCGTGAAGTATTGAGCAGTAGTTACCCTCTGTTCGCCAACTTGTTACACTATATGGAAAGACTAAAAAAGAGAGGCCGATGCTGGTAGCCTCTCTTTTTACTTGTTTGACTAACTCCACATCAGTCATAAATACCTTGTGAGCTACAGGACTGATACTAGGCCGTAAAATGCTGACGTTTCCGTCTAATTGGCGATTGCTCGCCTCCTATATCAGCTACCCTGTAGCTCTATTGCAGAGAGCCTCCTGTTTCACCCTATTGGGCGGTACGAGTAGTTTAAGAGCTTTCTCCACTCTCTGCATCCTACTGACTAGCAGCAGGGGCGAGGGAGTACCTTTTTGACCAGTGCAAAGTTTCCTAGGTCATCCGACTGGAACCTTTTCCTCCCTCATCTCTACTGCTAGTTTAGGTGGCTAAGCTGATATAATCTTTTTCCGCCTACTGAGACTGTTGGGTTTATACAGAATTATCTGCTCAGCTGTGAGAACCCTGTAGCCTTGTTTGATGGCTTCTGTGTATGTCATAGCCTTCTCTCCCTTTATTTACGCACCTTTGGTTTCGTCTTTGTGGACTAGATATACGGCTACCGCTCCACAAACTATATAGCCCGAGAAGAAACCTACTATAAATCCATTCATCTCGCCTCCTTTACCTTACTTATACAGTGTCTAGTGGTCAGATTGGCGGTAAAGGTTAGATTTGCACTAACGCCTCGGATGATGAGTCCTGTGTTACAGACAGCTGTCTGGTTATCAAGCCAAACAACTCGCAACAGTCAGGGCCGTGAGACCCTCGCTCTACTACTGAGCTACTTCACCTATACTGCTGACCAGTAGCTTGTGGCTAGACGGGTACAGATTACTCTTGGATGTTTCGAACCAGAGCCAACAGAGTCTGCACCAGCCTAACCACAATTAACTGTATTGAACTGATGAGTATGAGAGAGCCTAATCCCTAGCAAGTATCTCGGCGGCACATGGTGTGACCATACTCAGACCCGTCTTGACCCAAAGTTACTAGCTCTGTTTCGCCGTGTTTAGGCTCACTACTACTCACCAATTCTATTGAACCTAGTTGTTAAAATGCTCGCAAAAAACGCATCTGTACCTATTATACTACCAAGCCAAGAATAATCTGCGGCAGTGGTGGACATAGTACCAACATCGTAGCTATTACAGCCCAGGTAGCGATAAGCCCAAACTTGTGCCGCTTGGCTATGTACCAGAGGATGCTCAGTGTGCCGACCCTAGCCAGCTCTTTGAGTGCGTTGTCTTTGACTGTTACTTTTGTTTTTATTGGTGTTTCTTCGTACTGCATGGTTGCCCCCTTGCGTTTATTTTATTGTAACAAGCACAGTGTAGCATGAGCGGTATATAATTGTCAAGTACTTTATCCACAGGGCATGTCAGGGCTGCTGGCAAGGTATTCGGCTAGGCTCCTGCTACCCTTATCTGTGTTATGTTTGTTGCACATAGCCCCAAAGTTTTGTTGCTCCCTGCGTTTGCTCTGGTCACGGCTTCGTGATGTTTCATGGTCAACAGTGATAGGCAAATAGCCATACTCCATCAGCAACTTATTATCTGTGAGCCTAGCCCCACCGACTATACAATGCCATGTGTCATTACCCGTATTCGTATCCTTGAGCCACTTCGCCCTGTCCTTGTCCCAGTTTTTTGCAACCTTGCCTTTTTTGTTCATCGGCTTGTGCTGCTGCAATGAGCTACTTTGCTTCATGCCCCCACGACATTTGCCACACTTTGTATCCAGCGTGTTATAGCTTGGGAAGGTACGGCCACATGTTCGGCACATACGCTCAATCAAACTTCTTCGCCCTCCCCAAACTTATATATGAGCCGGTCAATCAACTCCAGCTCATCCTCAGGCTGTTCCATCTGCTCAATCACTTCTCTGGCCGACCGGAGTTCAAACAACACCTGCTTCACTTCACGGGAAGTCAGGCGGATGGTTATCACTTTGAGTCCTTACTATTAGATAGCTGAGCGAGCCGTTCTTTTCGCATAAATCTCATCACGTTGTATCTTGCATCTATGCGGTTGAGTAGCATGGTAAGCACTTGTATTTCTCCAGCGTCCAAGCCTTTGGAGTTTTTTATTTCCTTCCTGAACTCACTCAATTCTTTGCGGAAGTATTTCATTGGTTCTTGCTTAAACCACTCCAGTTCTTGTTTTCTTGCATCCTCTATTAGTGACTGTAGGGCTGCTCGCTTGGCTTCATTGCCGCAGGTGCACTTCCCAAATCCATCAGCGGGGTCGGCATTTACTCCACAACTCACGCAAGGCAATATGTCCATCAACTCATCTGTACTATCTACGCTCATGATAGTGCCTCATATTCCCATGTTTTAACTTCTTGCCAAGCTTCTTGTAAGGTGCGGAATTGATGCAATCTATGTGGGCCAAACAGGTATGAGTAGACCTCCACGCTAAACACTTCTGGCTTGTCATTTAGATAGTTCTCTGCCTCGAACCAGTTGGGGTAGCCAACGGAATATCCTACATACCCCTCATTAGACTTGTGGTGTCCGTCATTGTTCGGGTCTTTCGCCCAGTTGTCATGCAATCGAAACAAGTGTAGCCTTATCTCTCTGAGCAATTTTAAGTCTGCGTCCTTCATCATTTATTCCTTATAGGTTGGTTAGAGGAGCTGATTGTGAAGTATGGGTGCTGCCCTTTTTTGAACCCACCTACTCTCATTAGCCCTGTCTTTGTGGTGCGGATTTCTACATACCCTTTTTCGGTGCCGACCGCCCACCATGTGCCAAGCTTTTCGTCAGAATGGATTGCAGTTACCAATATGTTGTTTACGTTGCCTTGTACAAAAACACTCATCCCATCCTCCTATACTGTTGGTAGTAGGTCATCAACATGTGTGTGGCCCTCCAGCATCGCCAGTCCATGCTTGCTTTGGGTTAACTACTGCTTTGCCACAACACGGACAGGCAAATACTATTGTTTGTGAGGCTATATTGTTTGAATGTATGTAGTAGGTCATAGCTGCTCTCCAGATAAAATGCCGAACACATAAAATCCACAATCTTCACACATCTGGCCTTTGCTCATTTTTGGTACACTCAAATGCTTACAGCTCATCACTAACTCCATATCTCTTACTTATTTCAGCTAGGGCAGCTCTTTGTCTGTGTATCAAACTCATCATGTCGGTGCGGGAGTGTACTAAGTCTAGTGACGCTGGGATGCCTGCAAGTACCTTATCGTTTACTTCTTGTAGGAGAGAGGCCATGTGAGCGTTGATAGCTGGTATGGCTTCACTGGCTGCATACGGGTCAAGTATTTCCTCTAGGTTGTTAGTGTCATTACTCATGGGGTTGCCTCGTAAGATGCTTTTAGTTTTTTGGCACGTTCAATTCTGAGCTCTGCCTGTCGTCTAAAGTTGTCAGGATTTGGGTTCGAGTATGGGTTGTACTCTTGGTCGTGTCCACATGACTCACAGTGTTTGTACGGGCTAGGTTTACTGTCTGTCCAGAACAACCTGCCAAACACACGCATACGCCCCCTGCGTTCCTTGAGTGCTCGACTCCCACACTTAGCACAGGTTTCTTGTTTTATGTCCTCGTGCTGTAGATGAACGCCCTCTAGCTCATTCACAAGTGTTGCAACGTCTAGCTCTACAGTCTCACAAGCATCCAAATATCGTGCCTCATCTTCGTCTAGTCGTTTAACTGCGTACTCTTTGCCACCAGGCTCATATTTCACCATACAAAGCTTGTCGCCAATTTTACGCTCAACTATATTTTCTCTGTCATTATGTGTGGTCATTTACTTATCCTACATTCTGCGATGATACATCTTGCGTCCCAGCCGTAGGGTGCGGTTAGTAGGGCATAGCAAGCGAACAAAATCACGCCCAATAATAACCACGTACCAATTGTTTTAAGTAGCTTGCTCATAGTTATCTCCTCCTGTTTAAGTGTGTTCATAGGTCTTTGCCGAGTAGTTTGGCTATACCAGCTATGAGCAGCGTAAACACAGTCATAACGATGCCAATTACTAGTTGGAATACAAAGATTGCTGCACAGATGAGGAACCCGAACCAGAATAATGTTAGTATTGCGTTCATAGTAGTTTCCCCTGTTTAGGTGTTGGTTCTGTTGGCTTTGGCGGCTCACTCGGTTTAACAACTGGCCGCTTGTACCGGGGGAAGTCTTTGTCAAACTCTGTCTCCCAGTCCTTGAGCGGGGCTACATAGAGCGTCACGCCGCCTCTAACCCTTTGTGTAGGGTAGTTTTTAAGCTTACTCACGAGCATCGAGTAGGTATCTGGGTATGAGCGTGTTCCGTCCTTGCGGGTGTATACAATCTGCACGTTCACTTTGTCGGCTTGCTCTACACGGAAGTCTGCTATACCTATCTGTGGCTTCCCGCCACCCCAAATCGGTTTGTCTATCTCGACTAGTATTTCCCTCATCGCTTCCTCCAATCATCAAACATTAGATACGCCCAGGCTATGAAGAGTATCAGCACAATCGGCCATATAGCTGCCCAGTACTGCCTAAACAATAGGTATACTTCTTCGCTACTCATAAACTATAAAGTCCATATCCCCGACTTTCTCGGTAAAGTTCTTCCGTCTTGCCTTGCCTCCCTTGGAGCCAGCAGAGCGGGCGAGTTCACGGTTGGCGTAGAAACCGCCTGTGTGACCCTTCTTGCCGCCCATTGAGCCTATCTTCTTGTAGAAGTCGGGGTCTTTTGCTTTGTTTGCTTTGGCAGCTTTGATGCCACCAGCTTTTGTACCTGCCATCTTATTTAGCCCCGAACTTTCCCTGCTTGTGCAGCTTTCTCATACGGCGGGCTTGTGCCTTGCGGCGTTCTGGTGTCCATGAGGCGGCCATTTTAGCTTTGGTGGTTGGTGCTGCCTTCTTGGTCTTTGAGCCTACTGGTCGGCCTCGCTTCTTCTGACCTAGAAACGCTTCAAATGCCTCTAGCTGCTCACGAGTCATGTACTCTGGTTCTACTTTGAATACCTCTACAAACCAACTGGGCTGTTCTTCCACGATGCTGCGTGTTGGCTCTACGAGGGTCTGTTTATTCTCTGACCGGTCATACTCTGGCGTAATCATCTCATATGGTTGTGTACCGTCCTCGCATTGCTCTTGCCATAGTGCACCTTTCCTAATTTTTGGGGTGTCTTTTAGCTGCTTAAATGTTCTTCGTCCCATTGGTTTCTTCTCCTTTGAATTAGTTATTGTGTGTAGGGGCTGTAGGTCATCATTGTGAAAGTGAGATAGTGCTGCCCCGTTAAAGTACCTTGGGCATGGGGTTCCATCATCGTCATCCAGGGCTACTACTTGTCCGTGCTTAAAAATTTCAGAACCTTTGCGTAATACCACAAACAAGTCTCCTGTATCGTATTTAGAACTGTCTAGTGGTTTATTGGGAAGTGTCTTGCTCCTATCAAGTAACCTATCATCAACAATATCTCCTGCTTTGAACTTACTCATACCGTTTCCTCTCATATTAGTGTTGTCTAGGTAGTAGTCGAGAGCCTCGGTTACTAGGTCTTTTAGCTTTTTACGGTCGGTATAGGCTCGGTCTTTAAGTCGGTCGAGTGTATCCTCTCGGATAATAAAGGTCGCTCTCGTAAGTCCCTCCCGTAGTCCGCTCTGAGAGGTTTTAGTTATATCTCGCTTTATCTCGGTCGGTCGTCCCCGTTTAGGCTTGCTCCTATCAAGTAACCTATCATCAACAATATCTCCTGCTTTGAACTTACTCATACCGTTTCCTCTCTTGTTAGTTTCTCTAATACCGTCTGACTATACGGCTTGCCCTTTGGTAGCATTGCTGCCCGTACCTTGGTTGTAATATCATCGGGGTCGCCCTTTGATACTAACTCTGCCAGGTACTCGTCAATCGCCGTTTTCTTTGGCTCCATGAATAGGTCGTATACATCTTCGCCAACTGCATCCCGTAACACACTTTTGTCGTATGTCATCTTCTGTACGTTGCTGACACGGAACTGATAGCCGTCTATCTCTTCGCTCCGGCCATTGCTGCCTATGTATTGAGGTATGCGTTTCTTTAGCTTCTCTTTGAGTGCCTTGCCGATTTTTTCGTAGTCGGTAGCTATCTGCCACGACTTCATGACATCTGTAAATGTCTCGTCTGCCAGCTCAATAATCTCACCCGTTTGTTTAATAGTCTCCTTAATCATTAGAATGGCCTCTCAATATCTTTAACCCACTGCCTCTTCTCCATAAACGGAAGTTTCTCGGCTAGCCATAGTACGCCAATGTGCTTTGCAACAAGATAGACTAAAGATTTAATATCGGCTTCGATGTTAGGTGCAATATCATTTATTGGGGTGTCGGCGTCAGGGTGCATAGCCCAAGGCTCGTCGAACTGGTATGGGTATTGGCCGTTCATACTAGTCCATCCTCAAGTGCTTGCATGACCGCATCAACTTCTGCTTCTGTGTCAATCTTTGCCTTGCCTATTACAGTGTCAATGATTTTCTTTTTTGCTTCATCGGTTGTATGCCCGTATCGCTCAAACTCCTTGTTGAGTGCGTCTTTGGCCTTGGCTAAATTAGGTACTGGTGCATCCATGTGTCCATCTGCATCCTTAGTGTCATCTAAAGCAAACAACCCTCCCATAGCGTACTTGCGGGCGTATGAGCTTGCCATACCTGTAACCTGGCTTGCGTCTAGCCCTCGGTTCAACTCACCCTCCCATGCCCATCCATGGACTTCTAACACTGATTCGTTCCAGCGGAGACAAGCTGTGGCTTTGATATAGTTGCGTTCTCCTACCTGTACTATCTCATCTGCTAGGGTTATTGCTGCACCATGCTTTGCAAGTATTGGCTTGGCCTGGGCAATAATGTCCTCAGCAGAACGACTCTTGCCAAAGCGACCCTGTTGAGACTTTGGAGCTTTAATCTCTGTCTGTATCTTTTGCAATACGGTTACTATTGTATCTGTCATATGTCTAGCTCCTCTTCCTGCTCCGGGTCGAACCCATAAAGTGCTGCGTGTTTGAACTGGTCGTATTCGACGACCGCAAGCACAAGGCCAGCCTCTATCAAGTTCTCGTGGTATATGGCTAGAAGTTCCAGCTCGTGTACCGTCAGCTCAGATTCGTTTATGGGTATCATTAGAACACCCTCACACGGACTCTGTAGGCGACCCGAGGTATTAGTTTTATATTGATTGTTTGCATGGTTGCCCTCCTGCATTTACTTGATTGTACCCCTATCATACTACTTACGCCACATGGATGCAAGCCTTTTATGCTACATTCTTTCTGTGATATTTGTCACTATATATTTGTGGTATTATTACGGTGTAGCCGGGGAGTGTACTCATTTACTGTATACGGTTGCCCACCTTAATCTCCGGCTACTTTAGTATTGACAATTATAACAAGATGGTGTACTATATACATGTTGACGTAACGTACCGGACTAATTACCCGAGAGCGTAACCAACAGAACCAGCCATTTCAGAAAGCCCTTGCACGAGCGAGGGCTTTTGCTATATACTCCGTTTACTGTTTGCTCTGACCAGCGAATAGAAAAACCCACCGATTAAGGTGGGCTGCTCTGACCTATCACTAAGTATAGCGTCTAGCATCTATTTGTCAACACTAGCATCCAGTACATTAAATAATTACTGGTGTTGTACGACCACCCAGGTGAAGCTGAAACAAAGACGTATTGAGTACAGAGCTACAGTGGGGTCAACGTCCGCCGCCCTGACGAACCCCGACCTGCCTTGTACTCAACTAAGTAATTCACCAACGCAATAGTCCAGCTCTAGGGTTAGCAGGGATGAAGAGGGCGGTATTGCCTGTGGAAAAGTTTACCCATTATACCCTTGAGTTCTTGATTCGCTAGTGCTAAATTACTAGTACGACACTAAGGGAAAGGGCAGCCATGACACATAAACACAGAATTACTTGTCTCAGTTGCAAGGAAGAAGATGTTATTACTATTCTCGATAACAAGTACTTGACTGCCTATGACAAAGAAGTAAACACAAACCTCCTGTCTGCCAGACAACGAGTAGATGGCACATGGGGGTTTGAGTGTAAGTGTGGCAATGATAACCGCATAGGGGCTAATGAAGTTGGGGAGATTGACAACTTAGTACAGAAGGGTACTGAGCACCAAGTGGAGGCTATCAAACGCCAGTTGCTCATACCAGATACAAAACAATTTAAGATGGAGGTAGTATGAAAGTAGCGATTATAGGGTTCGGTAAAGTTGGACAATCATATAGCAAGATGTTCCCAGAGGCATTAGTATATGACCCTCCAAAGTTTCTTTTTGCTGATGAAGAGAACGAAGAGAAGGGCAAAGCAGCAGTCAATAAGTGTGACGTTGCAATCGTGGCCGTGTTCACTCCTCATAACAAGGACGGCAGCCTAGATATATCCATCGTAGAGGAAGTGGTCGGCTGGATAGACACACCACTTATTATTATCAAGTCAGCACTCCACCCAGGCACGACCGATATGCTCGTCAAGAAATACAAGAAACGCATTGCTGTATCAGTTGAATACGTGGGAGAGGGTAACTACCCAGTACACTTCTGGAAGTACCCTGACCAGTCCGACCCCCGGCTTCACTCTATGCTTGTAGTAGGTGGCGAGAAGTCTGTGGCTGATGAGGCGGCCGAAGTACTATGGTCACGGATGTCGCCTGATGTCGAGATACGAGTTGTCACTGCACTAGAGGCGGAGATTACTAAGCTTGTCGAGAACAGCTATGGTGCTTTGAAGGTTACATTTGTCAACGCTTTATACAGCCTTGCATTGGCTTCTGACTCAAGTTTCCTAAACATACACCAGGCTTGGCAAGCAGACCCTAGAACAGACTCTATGCATGTCAGGGCTGTTAGACACAATCGGGGCTGGGCAAGTAAATGCTGGGACAAGGATGTTCCTGCCCTGGCAGCATATGCAAAGAGCGTTGGAGCAGACGATTTGGCGAAACTATTCCTGACCGTCATCAAACTTAATAAGGGGCATAAGAAACTCAATGATAAGGCTTAGCGTAGATGATGGCTGTGCTTCAGATGTTCGCATTGCTGCAATAGCAGAGAAGTACGAGATACCAACAGTGTTCTACTGGCCTGTCGAGTGGCAATCCTTGGCTTACGACATGGGCTACAATCCACTTACCTATGACGAAGCATGTTACATTGCTAATCGCCACGAAATAGGCTCCCACACAATCACACACCGTCACCTGACAAACCTACACGATGATGTAGCAGAGCGAGAGATTATGGAGTCTAAGTTCATGCTGGAGAACTTGTTTGACGTTAAGATTACAAAGTTCTGCCCGCCTCGTGGCTACACCTCTCCGGCACTATCTACATTCACGCACCAGATATATGAGAGCCAACGCCTGACCAGAGGGCGGGGGTTAGTACACATCCATCCCGACAGCGGGGCTAATAACAACATGCCGTGGCGGGAGTTCTATAAGATACAGAAGGAACAGTTTGACGACATCGAGTTGTGGGGGCATAGTTGGGAGTTCGACAAGTATGAGATGTGGGACGAGATAGAGGAGTTCTTTCGTGAAAATATTTCTCGCTAACTATGAGCCAGAACGTAAAGGTGGGGGCTGGACATTTGCCCGCCACTTTGTTAAGGGTATGGGCGACCTGATTACCACAGACTATAACGAAGCAACGCACTACTTTATAACCTCCGCAAGCATGGTGCAACGAGATGAAGTCCATCAAGCCAAGGCAGATGGCAAGCACATAGTCCTACGAATAGACAATGCCATCCGCAACTCTAATAATCGGAATACAGGGATGACACGGCTCAAAGACTTTGCAGACATGGCCGACACCATTATTTACCAGTCACAATGGGCGAGGAAGTTTTTGCTACCGTTCACCCGCAAGGACGGAGTAGTAATCTTGAATGGTATTGATACATCGGTATACAATGCAGAGAACAGACACGCCCCAGAGAGTTCGTACCTATACGCAAGGAGTTCACGGGATGAGGGTAAGGGATGGATTGATGCCTGGTACTGGTTTGTTAATCACATCGGTACGCTAGAGATAGTCGGGAAGTTTTCTGGGGAGAACCTTGAGTACAACTTCGACTTCTACAACGGAGAGAACTACAGGTTCATGGGCGAACAACCCAGCTTACTAGACAGCATGAAACGCAACAAGTACTTCCTATACACATACCTTAACGATGCTTGCTCGAATACACTCTTAGAGGCTAGGGCTTGTGGCATGGAGATTATAGATGTACACGGACGATTACAGACTGGCGGAGCACCAGAGATTATGGAGTTGGAAGATTTGAGTTTGGAGCGGATGTGCGATGAATACCGAGAGGCACTATGCTAGAGAGATTTACGAGCCATTATAGAGTTGCTGATTCTGGTTGCTGGGAGTGGACAGGAGCTATCACTCCTGGTGGCTACGGGCTTTTCTGGCTTGATAAGAAAACACAGTATTCACACAGAGTAAGCTACATGTTGTATAACGGTGCTATCCCGATTGGCCTTGAGATAGACCACCTATGTAGGAATAGAAAATGCTGTAACCCAAAGCATCTCGAAGCGGTCACTAGGAGTGAGAATGCGAGACGGGGCATAAATGGTGAGCGGCTTGCTGCGGTTAATCATGCTAAGACTCACTGCCCTAAAGGGCATGTATATTCAGGCGAAAACCTTTATACCCGCAATGACAAGCCATCTAGGGACTGTAATACATGCAGGAGAGAAGCTTCACGTAGGTATAGACTAAAATTAAAGGAGGCGTTATGAGCGACATGTGGCCAGAACAGAAGAAAGTCAAGCGAGTATTGATTACAGGCATAGGCGGAGCGATTGGTGTACACATCATGGCTCACTTCATGCACAATACCGACTGGGATATTGTAGGGGTCGATTCATTCCGCCACAAAGGCTACAAAGACCGCATTACTACCTTCTGCCGCAATCATCCAGACTGGGAGCCTCGCCTAACTATTATCCAACATGACCTGGTATCTAATATCAGCGAAAAGCAAAAAAGTGATATTGGTCACATTAACTATGTGATAAACCTCGCATCTATATCAGACGTAGACCTTGCAATCACTAACCCCGCCTACACTATCAAGACAAACTCCGACCTCATGCTCACAATGCTAGAGTATGCTCGAGAGGTTAAGCCAGAAGTGTTTATCCAGTTCTCCACAGATGAAGTATACGGGGCAGCCCCGGAAGGCTACTCACATGAGGAGTGGTCTACTATACTGCCGTCCAACCCATACTCTGCCAGCAAAGCAGCCCAGGAAGCCTACGCAATCAGCTATTGGCGTACATATGGTGTGCCGCTCATCATCACAAATACTATGAACAACTTTGGTGAGACACAAGCACCTAGCAAGTTCCCAGCAATGATACAGCGTAAGCTGCTCAAGGGCGAGACAGTTACCATCCACGGTACACCGGAGAAGGTCGGCTCACGGTTCTATATGCACTCCCGTAACACGGCGGATGCACTCCTATTCATCCTCAAGAACACCAAGCCATACCTTCATCAAGACGGCCACATCGACATGCCTGACCGCTACAATCTTGTTGGAGAAAAAGAACTAACTAACCTAGAACTTGCCCAGCTCATCGCTAAGCTTATGGACAAAGAGCTGAAGTATGAGTTCGTGGACTTCCACGCTGCTCGCCCCGGTCACGATAGGCGTTATGGTTTAGACGGCTCAAAGATGGACGAGCTAGGGTGGAAGCCACCTGTGCCATTTGAACAAAGCCTGAAGAATACTTTAGAGTGGACGATGAGACATGAGGAATGGTCGTGAGTAGCAGTTACCGCAACAGCCTAAATGAGTGGCTTGCTAACCTAGATGTCAAAGCCGACAGGGTGCTAGATATAGGTGGCTCGCAGCTTACTATGCCAAAGAGGGTCAAGTCTTGGGAAGTAAACACATATTTGATAGCTGACCTCCCAGAGCCGCATGAGGATAGCCCCAAGCCTGATATTGAGATGGATATTAACTATTACTGGGCAGACCAAGTGGCAGGACAAGGCATATTTCTTGGCGAGCAGTTCGACACAATATTTTGTTTGGAAGTTTTTGACTATGTTTTTGACCCCATGGAGGCGTTTAGTAATATTGAGTGTTTATTAAAATCAGGCGGAACAGCATGGGTTACATTCCCCTCAATCTATCCCCTCCACCAACCGATAGAAGATGACGCACTTAGGTATATGCCAGGAGGTATCAAGAAACTAGCCGCAGAAACCAACCTAATAATAGAAGAGATGATACCCCGCCGCTTCGAGACAGATGCATGGGATAGAACCATTAGAGCTGAACGTCTCAGAGCAGCTAAACACGAAGACCATAATTTTAGTGGCTGGATTGTTAGGTTCACGAAATGAAAGCCTATATTACATCGGTCGGAGAGCCAACAACTGACCTTTGTATGTTTAGTGTGGAGCGTAATGGCTTCGAGGCCGTACTTATTCAAGATGCAAACACGACCCTTGCCCAGAAGCTAAAACAGATATACGACCAAGCAGACGATGATTTTATTCGTGTAGATGCTGATGTGATACTTAATAAGCACCTGACTAGTAAGACGGTTGATTATCACAAGACTGATGACTGGTGGGTGCAGTTTAAGACTTGGGACTGGTTCCAGCAAGACGTATGCAATGGCGGGGTACAGTTCATCCGCAAAGAAGCATTGCCCGACCTCAGAGCTAATGTAGACACGTTTGCCGAGTCGGAACGACCAGAGAGCCAGCTGTTTAGGCTAGACGAGTTCCACAGCCCTAGACGGTGCTCAACATCAAAATGGATTGTCGGGATACATGGCTATGGGAATAACCTTGAACAAGTAAGGGTAGTTAAGACCCGCCGGGGGCAACTAGACAACTACGATTTTGAGCTAGTGGAGAGGTTAAACGCCCTATGAAAATCTCCGTATTCACTACTATGACTAACCCCGAAGAACGTGGAGACAACTGGAAAGACGCAATCCGCTGCTATGAGGATTTGGCTGATGAGGTCATCGTTATCAACGGCGGCAAGTGGTTCAATGGTGCAGCGGCCAAGACCAAGGTAGTACATAGTGCATGGCCGCAGGAGTTTAAGTGGCCATTCATCGGCAAACAATTCCAAAAGGGGTACGAGAACGCAACGGGTGATTGGGTTATACACGCTGACCTGGACTTCATATTCCACGAGAATGATTTTAGAGCTATCCGCCGAGCATTTGAGGACAACCCCGAAGCCCCAGCACTCAGCTTCTATAAGTGGCAATTCACTCTCCCGGACAGGTATAACCTCAAGTCTCGACTGGTTATAGCAGTGAATAAGAAGGCTTATGGCAATAGAATACGCTTTGACTCTGGAGGTGACCTATGCCAGCCATCATTAGATGGTCAATACATCAGCCCCTCAGATGTTCCAGAAGCACGGATACCTATATACAACTACGAGAAGTTGCTCAAAACAGAAGTACAGATACGGGATGATGTTACTCGTATGGCTCGAGCATGGGAGAAGCATTTCAAAGAGGCCAAGCTAGGCACAACTGATAGTGCATACTTTGAGTGGTTGAATATGTCTATAGGACGATTTGCAAAGCCCCAGCGTAAAATAGAATTAAGCGAACACCCCAAGTATGTACAAACAACAATACAAAATCTAAGACCAAGCCAGTGGGGGTACAGTGGGCTTGGTCATCTGAAGGAGAATAGATATGTTTAGGGTAGTGTGTGTCGTAGATAAAGAGCGAACAGCACTCGATAGATTAGCTCAAGGAGTTAAACCATATCACATGAACATTGAGTATCATGTAGTGGCCGTTCATCCAAAGCGTCCATCCCAGGAACAGTTGCAGGAGTTCATCGGCCTTGCACAAACAGCAGATGTTATCGATTACCAGTACTTTAGAACTGCCGAGATGCTCCGCACGAACTATCCATGGCTCAAAGACATTCCCAGTATCCTCACGCACAACAATCCCTATTCAATCAAGGAGAGCAACTGGAATAGCTACCAGATAAATGTAGGCAACAACAACGAGATATACGGAAACCTTAGACAAATCACATCTACTAAAGTAGAGAAAGTACCAATTGTGGTTGACCCTCATCAATGGACGTTCAATGATAACTATGACTACAATCGTTCTATCATTATGGTAGCGAATAGGATAGAGAGCAAGAAGGGTATTCTGCCTGTAGCCCTAGCGTGTAAGGCATTAGGCATTAAGATGTATCTAGTCGGAGCTATATCAGATATGGCATACTGGCAGGAAGTTATGGCCACTCAAGCAGTAGAATTTGCCCAGGAAGTAACCGACGATGAGTTAAAAGCACTCTATTACAAAGCGGGTATCCTGGTGTGTAACTCAGTAGATGGTTTCGAGAGCGGCACTATGCCTGTCTTGGAAGCTATATTCTGCGGTGTACCCGTCATCAGCCGAGCAGTTGGCCACGTTCCTGACATCTTAAACGGTGACAACATAATGATTCAAGACAAAGCCCCAGACGATGTTATTCGCATCCAGGAGCTAATCAGTGAGCTACTAGCAGACAAGAAACGTATTGAACGTGTGCGGCATGAAGCATGGCTGAAGATTAAAGATAGGAACTTCGAACGCCGAGCCTATATGTACCAACGCTTGTACAGGTCACTTGCCCCAGCAGAACCTGTGTCTATCATTATCCCAGTAGCAAACAAGCCTGAGATTACCTCAAAATGCCTCACAGCAGCACTCAATCAAACATATCCGAACATTGAACTGCTAGTCGTAGACGATGGGGTAGAGCCACAGCATCAAATAGTAGCCAGCATAGCTCACACTGCCAATGTACCTATTCGTTACATCCGACTGGGTGACGACAAGTACAACCTAGCCAAAGCCCGCAACATAGCCGCTATCGAAGCTACAAGCGATATATTGGTGTTCTGCGACCAACGAATGATTATGGATAGAGACTGCGTGGATGAGTTTGTGAAACACCTAGAGCCTAAGAAATGGCTGTACGGTAGCAAGGGAGTGAAGAAGGACTTCATCGAGAACATATCCTGCATAAACCGCAATGAGTTTTTCACCTTTGGTATGTTTAGTGAACGGTGCGAACAGTACGGAGCCTTGAGCCAGGAGACACGGTTACGGGCAAGGAGACAAGGGATTGAGCTGAAGTACATCGAGACTGCCAAGGCTAACCCAGAGGGCAAGTCGTCTAATAAACGTCAAAAGAAATATGAAATAATGGCCAGCAAAAACTGGTTGTGGAAGGCAGGGCTAGAGGGATGACACCAGAGAAAGACCGGATTAAAGTGTTTGGGGTATTGAACCACCTCGGCAATCAATATGACATGCTCAAGATTACAAAGAAGTATCCCATCAAGTTCTACTGGCTGGAGAACAACGTCCGTAAGTGGGGCAAGTTTGCTCCCCGCCCAGCCCCCGAAACTATCTATACAAAAGATGAGTTTGAGTATGTGCAATATTACGAGCCGGGCAAATATGATGTTGCTATGCTCCATGTAGACCAACAGCATGTCAACCCTAATATAGGCAAAGGGTTTCTCTATAAGCAGATGAACGAAATTATCCAGGACATACCAAAGATGGTCATCAACCACGGGACACCAATGTATGCCGAAGCCTACGATGAGGAGACAGTCATCAATGGTGGAGATGCAATCAACTCCCGGGGCGAGAAAGTCCATGTCAAAGGTATGAAAGAGCTGATTGGCGACAACTTCATGGTGGTCAACTCCTACGAAGCCGCAGAGCGATGGGGTTGGGGCTATCCACTTATTCATGGCATGACGGCTGATGAATGGTGGGACTTGCCAAAAGAGCCACGAGTGACTGTCATGATTAGCCCTGGAGGATTAGATAAGTACTACAACCGCCAGCTCCTCACAGCTATCAAGATTAAGGTCAAAGAGCGTACTGGCATTGATGTGCAACACATCACGGTCAATTACAAGTGCCACGATTGGGATGATTACCGAGACTTCTTGGGGCGTTCCCTAATCTACATCAACCCTACTCTGGATAGCCCAATGCCTAGAGCTAGGACTGAAGCTATGCTATCCGGTTGCTGTGTACTAACATCCCGCTACCATGGAGCAGAGGACTTCATTGAGCACGGCAAGAACGGATTCATCCTACCAGACAACCCTGACAGCTACGCTGATGCGATTGATGAGTTAGTACACAAGCACTACAAAGAGACCGTAGCAATAGGCCAAAGAGGCAAAGAGACAGCACAGAAACTATTCACACCGGAACGTTATCAGAAGCAGTTATTCAAACTCATAGAGAAGGTAGCTAACGGACAGAAGCCAGTGTGGCACGGAGAAAAGATATGGTAGTTAGATGGCAGACATTCGAGCAGTATCACAATAAAAAGGATATTGGCTCCACAAAGATACGAGTCCACAACCTCAATAGGTACTGGGATGATGCAGACGTATACAAGTATGGTGAAAAAGCAGATGTGATGATATTTCAAAAGGTGTACTGCACCTATGACTACAAGCTCCCTGCCCACTATCCAGGAGTACGCATACTAGACACCTGTGACCCCGACTGGCTCCAGACTCCTGATATATACATCAAGGAGACACTAGACAATGTACACGCAGCAGTAGTTCCTACTGAAACTATGCGGGAATACTTACAAGGAATGACTGATACTCCTGTTAGAGTGATTAAGGATAGGTTTGTCATAGAGGACTTCCCAAAGCCCAAAGTACATGAGGGTAAGCTCGAAAAGGTTGTGTGGTTCGGTTATGCCCACAATGCCGAGCTAGTCCGTGCAGCAGTTGGCAGCCTAGAGAAGCGGGGAATAAGTCTGCTCATCATAGCCAACGAAGACCCTATGCTGTACCGATATGCCAACGACTCGGTAGCCTACCAAGACAAATACGAGTTCATCAAGTTCAACCAGGACACTCTCTATGAAAATATACAGACAGCCGATGCTTGCATTATGCCCAAAGGCTACAGGCACGAGGATAGATGGAAGTCCGAGAACAAGACGGTCATAGCACAGTTGTGCGGCTTGCCTGTGTGCCAAACCGCAGAGGAGATAGATACACTGCTAGAGGCCGAAAGTAGGCAGAAGCACATTGACCCAATTTATGATATAGTAAAGGTGGAATATGACTGCCGTAAAAGCGTTCAAGAGTATAAGGATTTGAT